CCGAAATATTGGGCATCCAGAACCCGCCATGCGACTGTTCGCGTGGGTCCATACACACAACCAGCGTCCTTCCATTTGCCCCCTGGCGGTTGGAGTTCTTCGGATTCGCCCACCAGGGCGCCGAGGAAGCAGCCAAACGCGTTGCCTTTGTCGGAGAGGACGCCGGGGACGTTTTCCCAGAGGCAGACGGCCTCGGGCTCGCCGCGCAGGGTTCGAACATGGTCAATTGCATCGAGAAGCTCCACATACTTGATGGTCAGTGCGCCGCGGGGATCGGCCAGGCCTTCGCGCATTCCGGCCACGCTGAAGGCCTGGCAGGGAGTGCCACCGACCAGCACCTCAGGTGCCGGGATCCTGCTGGCCAGAACCATGGCGGCCAAGCGAGTCATATCGCCGTGGTTCGGCGTCTCGGGGTAGTGGTGAGCCAGCACCGCGCACGGGAATGGCTCGATTTCGGCGTACCAGGCCGCTTGCCACCCGAGAGTCTCCCAGGCGACGGTCGCAGCTTCAATGCCGCTGCAGACACTTCCGTAGGTGATGGGCATTGGTGATCCTCGCCGGGTCGGCGTTATCGTTGAATAGGGGAAGGCGCTGGCGGGCAGCGCGGGAGGGTCAGGCGGCGCGAACCTTGAAGGTCAGCATGGCGGTAGCGTCATCGTTGAAGCACTCGGCCAGCTCCTGATAGGCCCGATACTTGGCCTGGCTTCGGGTGGCTGCCCAGATTCGCCGCACGTAGTGGCAGGCATCGCCCAGCATGTACTTCACGTCGTCCCAGTCGTACATGCCGTTGGTGAGCACCTCCCACTCCTTGAGCGGAAGCGTCTCGGCCATCTCGCCGTACTGCATCTCCCAGGTGGGGTGGTAGTTGCGGATGCGCTTCTTCGGGTCGCTGTCGAGGATGACGCCGATGTACTGGCCGCGGTCGGCCATGATGACGCCCGGCTCTCCGTTGGCTATCACGCGGCGCCCGACCTGGGCGGGCACGCCGTAGTGACGGCGGACGTAGTCGCAGTTGTAGTTGCTCATGGCTTTCTCCATGCATGCGCCGCCCTCCGTGCTGGTGGCGGCATGGTGGCAATAGGTGGTTTCAGGCGTTGCCGATCAGAAAAAGGTCGGTGTCGTCTGGGTCGTCGCCCAGCACTAGGTCGGGCGCGCGAAGCTCACGCCCAATGCGGAATGTGTCGAGACGGCGCGCCACAAAATCCGATACGACTATTTCGTGGCGCGGCGCACTGAGGAAGTGGCGGGCCGCTTCAGGCCCTAATTCATGGATGCGGTGGATCAGCAGGGTCATGGCCTCTCCGTTTTCCTCGACATCGGCCCATTGCATGATCTCGGCCAGGGCCTGGCGGGTGCCCGGCCGGGCCTTCATGCGCAGGTCTTCTTCCTGCGCCTTCGCTGCCTTGGTCCTGCGCTTCTCGTCACGCTGCTGCTGCGTCAGAGCCATCATCGCCTCCGTTGCGCACAAAGTTGGTGCCCGGCCCGATGTCGAGCAGGTTGCACACCCGGTTGATGATCTTGAGCGCGGCATCGAACACCTTGGCGTCGTCCGGCTCTCGGGCTAGGCGCTTCATGTTCGGCTGATGCTCCAGGCAGACCTTGTCGACCAGGCGCCGGGCCAGCCTGCGCAGGTGGTCGGCGCTGTCGTGCATGCGCAGGCTCAGCGCAAAGGCCAGGGCCACATCGTCAGGCCGGTACTGGCCGCCGCTGCGGGTGTTGTAAAGCTTCTTGACCGGCCGATTCATCCAGGCCGGCAGGGTTACCACTCCAGAAGGTGCTTTCTGCATGTCTGTGCTCCGTGATGCCGCTTGGCGTCAGGTGGAACTGTTCTTGCCGCCGGCGCTGGCGGACCTGGTGTTTCAAACTGGCCCGTCGCATCGCTTCCCCTCAGCCTTCGGGTAGTCGACGCCGAACAGGTGGATTACCCGGCAGAACTTTCGGTCGGAGATGCCCAGCTTGGCCTTGGCCTGCGTGCGGTTCAGGCCGGCGTCGCGCAATTCGACAATCTGTCCGGCCAGTGCCTTGTCCGCCTCGGGGTCGGCGTAGACCCTGTTCTTCTCGCCGCGGCCACGCTTCGGGTCTGGCCGGAAACAGAAGCAGCCTTCCATCGCCGCGCGGTACAGCGTGGTCTGGGCCAGGCCGGTGTGCGCCATGGCCTCGGCATAGGTCATGGTCTTGGCGAGCTTGCGCAGCTCGGCCAGCTGCTCCTGGCGTTTCTGCGCCTTCATGCCCAGCGGCTTCGGCTGCACAGCGCGCACCTGCTCGATGTCGCGGTGCGGCCGGTGCGGAGCGTACTGGAAACCGTCGAGCACGATGATGCTGCCTCCAGAGGCAAGGAAGGCAGCTTTCGCTGCCTCCAGGTCGATTGATTGGTTCATGCGGCTTTGCTCCTAAGCTGTTTCTCGAACCCGTCGACCAGCAGCTTGAATTCCCACAGGTCCTGCTCGAGCTGTTCGATGTAGTCGTCATCGCGCTTGAACTCACGCCACCAGAGCTGGCGGCCTACCGGCTTGAGCAGGGGGCAGTACATCCCGATGTGCCACCACTTCCGGCCGGTGATCCACATGCAGCCCTGCACCTGGTCGATGACGTCGCTGGCGTCGTTGTCGATGTGGAAGGCGCGGAGCTTGTCCGGGGCCAGGAAGCACTTGTACTCGCTGCCGCCGTCCTCACCGATGAAGCCGTCCGCGCTGGCGCCGAATGAGCCGTCATCCGTTTTCACCAGGCCGACCTGGGTGACGATCAGCCCAGTCTGGATTTCATGCTCCATCCGGGCTTCCGGCTCCAGTTCGTGGCCTCGGCGCATCTGCCAGGTCTCGAACCCGCCATCGAGCGGGGCACCACCGATGCGCTCGACCGCCAGCTCGAAGGCGTAGGTAAGGGCGGCATTGGATGGCTCGCCGACCTTCTCCCCATCCAGGGCCCGCTGCACAACCTCGGCCTTTGGCGCAGCCTTGTAGCCGGCCAGTTCGCGCGCCTTGGCCTCGCTGCGGCCGTCCAAGATGGCGTCGACATAGGTGCGCTGCTGGGAGGTGAGCCCGTTCACTTTGGATCGGGCGGTGCTGAACATGCTGGCGGTGATAACCCCGGCGCGGGCCTGTAGCCACTCGGGCGAGCCCTGGGTGCAATTGACGATGATCATGGGTTGGCCTCCAGTACTGTTTTCCGCTTGGTCACCGCGATCTTCACCGCGTCGTATCCGGCTTTGTCGCCGCTGGCCTGCATGACCTTTACGGATGCCTGCCACACATCCTTGAGCTCGTCTGGCGTCGCGGCAGCTTCGACCTGGGCAAGGATGTCGTTCACCGCCTGGGCCCGCATTTCTGCCGTTTCGGAGCCATCCGACGATTGCGCGTCGTCGTCCCTGACGTCGCCTGTGGTGATGTTCAGCAAGGCGCACATCACGTAGCGCTTGCCGTAGGTGGTGGACGAACCGACCGCCTGAACATCGTTCCGGCCTTTGCCGATATCGGCCGGCAGGGTCATGGTTGTTTGCTCGCGGTGGCCATCGCGGTGCATCAGGATGCCGGTGACGCTGATCGACTTGTCCTGGTTCTCCACCTTGAAGGTGATCGCGAACCCGTGCCGCTGCATGATCGGTTTGACCACGCGAGTGATGTCGTCGAGGGTTGCGTAGGCATTGCCGGTGTGCAGGTTCACAGATGCTTCGAATACGGTAGGGATCTCGCACTGCATCTGCGCCATGCCAGCGTTGAATGCTGCCTCAGCTGTCTTGGCCTGCATGCGCTCGTGCATGGCCAGGAGGCGCTCCATCTTCTCGATGTCGCAGGTTGGATCGGCGGCAGCCCGGCTGATGACCGCCATGATGCTGTTGTCGACGGGGGCGGGCGCAGCCACTGCCTGGCGGCGCTGTTCCGGCACAATGATTGCGCTGGTCATGGTCTTTGCCTCAGTAGGAAATGGCGATGTTCGGGATCTTGCGCTGGGCGATCAGGGTGATGGCTTGCTTGGCGCATTCCTCGGTCATGCCGCCGGCGACGAAGGCTTCCAGGGCGGCGCGGTTGATGCTGGCGCGGTGCGCCTTGTCGCGCTCGCGGGCTTCTTGCTGACGGAGGATCTCAGCGGCAGCGGCATCAGCCCGGCGGCGTTCTTCCTGGCGCGCCTGCTCGGCGGCTTCTTCAGCCCGTCGGGCGGCTGCTTGGCGCTCTTGCTCCATCCGCTGCTCAGTGGCAACGCGGTCCGCCTCGGCCTGAACCCGGGCGCGTTCGGCCTGCTCGGCGCGCTCTTCTGCTTCGCGGCGCAGGCGGGCCAGTTCGGCTTGCTCAGCCTCGAACTGCTCGCGCTTTTGTAGCGCCGAGCGCAGGGTGGTCAGTACCCTGTCCTTGGCATTGGCCGCTTCCGCCTCGAATTCCTCCCAGTGAGCGCCGAGCTGCATGCCTTCAGCTTCGGCGATGAGGCCTTTCAGTTGCAGGGAGTTCAGTTCGCCCAGGTCATCTGCCAGCGTCTTCAGCCAGTTCAGACGGTCGTTATGGCGATCAATGCGAGCGTCCTCAGCGGCCTCCCACTCGGTGAGCGGCCGGCGTGTCTCATCCCGCAGCGCATCCATCTTGGTCACGAAGTCGCGAAGCTCGGCCTCGACCGCCTTTGGCATTTCCTTGAGCCGGCGAAGGTAGTCGCGGCCCGGCTTCTCGACAGCGGTCTTCGACTTGCTGACTTTGGCGGCAAGGCTGGCGATGCGCTCGCGGCCCTTGCGGGTGGTCAGATCGGGAACTTCGCCTTCGATCTCACCCTTCACCAGGTTGATGAATTGCTGAAGGCCGCCGGCCACGTAAATGGCCGGGGCGTTCGCCTCGCTGATCTCTTCGATCTTGATCAGTTGCTGTTGTGCGGACATTAGGAAGCCTCGCGCCAGGCCGGCGCCGTCAGTTGAAAGGGGGGAGGAATGCCAGGTCACCCAGGCACGGAGGTACGCTCCAGGCCCTGGCTGCGGTGGATGGTTGCGCGCTCTCGCCGCTTACGCTCCCGAAGGGGTACGGTTATCCCCGTGGGGCCGCCGTGCTCGGGTGCGTTGTTCAGGAAGTGATGCTGCCGGCAAGTGCGCTGGCGAGCATGAAGAAGGTGCAGGCGAAGAGCATGGAGAAAGAGCCGCGCCAGATGACCAGGCGCCGGGCGCGCTGGTAGCGGGTCATTGGCAAGGCCTCAACCTGGCGATTGGCCGGCGCTTCAGCCAGTCGGCCTTGATCGGGTAGGGCAGATCGGCCACACGCATACCAACCGGGAACTGGACGGTACCGCGCACCTGGGCGGCCTTCGCTTCTTCGATTTGCTCGTCGATCAGCGTCTTTACGATCGGGGTGGTCATGCAGCCTCCTTGCGCCGCTCGGCAATCCGCCGGATGCGCTCGCAGTAGTGTTTGAACTCGTCGGCATCGATGTCGCCCGCAGCGAAGCGAGCCACGATCAATGATTCGGTTTGTTTGTCGGCGCGACGGCTGTATCGCTGGTCCAGCTGCTCAAGGGCTTCGCCGATCACAACGTGCGGGCTCAAAATCCGCACTCCTCAATGTCTCGCTGGCGGTCCTGCTCGGCGGATATGGCCTTGGCCGCTACCGGGCGTAGCAGGTCGGCGGCGATCTCCTTGAGCACCTTCGGGCCACCAAGCAAGTAGGTGCACAATTCCATGATGAAGCCCTTACTGCCGGCCCCCATGCCAGCCATGACCAGCTTGCCGAAGGCGTCCTGCTGGTCCAGGCCGTCGATCTGGCGGTTATTCAGGTGGTCCTGCACCGCCCGGGCCAAGTCGGCCTGGGTTATCTCGCCACGCTCTCCGCGGTAGCCCCAGCTGACGCGGTAGCCCAGGACGAGTTGTGCCGCGTGCTTCTCGATCCACTCCATCTGGTCCGCGTCATCGTCGGTCACCGGCGGCGGCATTCGGTTGTCGTACTCAAACTGTGCTGCTCGAAGTGCGCCCATGGCGTCCTCCTGTTTGGTCAGGGCAACCGCATTGATCAGGTGCCGGGCACCAGTGACCAAGCTGGGCGTGAAAAGCCAAGCCCGGCACCTGTCGATGCGGTCGTATGTGAAGGGAAGGGTGCAGGTGCCCGGAGCTGCCCGGGATGCATCTGGACTGGCCCGATAGGGCCCCGGATTCACCTGCGTGCTGATGTGGTCAGCTGTGGGTAAGAGAGAGCTTGCTGATGACGCAGATCGAGCCGTCGTCAGCCGCAGTCTTGTCTGTGTAGTCGACCTGGTTGTACACGCCGCCGTGGAAGTTCAGTAGGCACGAGTCCCAGGAGCTATCCAGCTCCAGCCTGCCGGAAGACTCTGCGTCGCCATTGCACTCCGCGGTCACAGTCAAGGCGCCCGAGGCGAGTACGCGGATCGTCACGTTGAACTTCTCGCCGAGTGGTACGCCCTTGAGCAATGTCGAGTTGACCGGACTTGCCTGGTTGTACGTCTGCCGGAAGCCCAGCGTGATGTTCCCTTTGCTCCAGAACACTTTCACAGGCGGGCTGTCGTCGCCCTTCACGTGGAGCTGAGCGATGACGACCTTCTGCGCGGAGTTGACCTTGGTGAGGGTCATTTCCTGAAGGTTGATGTGCTCCTCAGTGCTCGCCAGCGACCAGTACACGGGCTCTTTCCATTCGCACCGCGTGCGGTGTGTGCTCTTGCTCGAAGCGCCCTTGGTGGGCGCCGTGAAGCGAACGGAGCCATCGGGCAACGCAGTGACGATTTTCGGGAGCTGGGCGAGCGCCTCTGCACCGCTCAGCTCAAGCGCGACAGGGTTGGTCGAGGAAGTGGCCACGGGTGTGGTGATCGTTAAGTGGCTGATGTTTACGGTCATGGTGTTTCTCCATGTTGGTTTCCCTGATGCCCCTCGGGAGAAGGGCACCGGGTGAAACCCGCCGCGACCCGCTACTGGCGCCGGTCGCAGGCTCAAGTCGCCATTTCAAAGAACTTTTTCCAGAAAAAATGCTGTTGCCAGAAGGGATTTCGTTGTCTGCTAGGATTCATCACACAGGGAAATTGATAAACATTGGCCTCTTGCATCCGTGTCGAACAACCACTTAGGGAAAAGATATGTCCATTTATGCAATCACCATCCCCTGTTTTGCCCAAATGTTACGGTCCCTATCGGAAATTCTGTCTAAAGGAGAGTCCCACGCACTTGAAGGGGGCTACGATCCGGTAGTCTTGCTTGAGTCTCGGCTGGCGCCTGACATGCACAATCTTGCTCGGCAGGTCCAATATGCGTGCGTCCAAGGGCAGGAGGCGGTTCAGCGACTTACACAGCAGCCGCTTGAGACGCTCTCTCCGCCAGTAGACATTTCATCAGCAAAGGCTTTGATTGAGCGAACGTTACATCTTCTAGAAACTGCTGATGCCGCAGCGATAGATGCAGCAGCAGACCTCAAGATCGCAATCGAACTACCAAATAACATTAATTTTGATATGACTGGAAGTGAGTACGCAGTTAACTGGGTTACACCCCAGTTCTACTTCCATTTAGTCACTGCTTATAACATTCTGCGTCACAACGGCGTTCCGCTCGGGAAGGCCGATTATGTTCAGCACATGTTCGCCTATCTGCGACAGTAAGCCGATCGCGAGAGGGGCGTTGAGAAAATGTACCGCGACCCGCTACTGGCGTCGGTCGCGGTCTGTTGCGTCAGCGATGTGGGCGCCATTCCCGCTGCTGATTGCAGGTCTGGCGCCATCTTCGTCGTCGGTTCGGGCGGCGAGCTTCCTCCTCATGGCGGCAATCAGCATCTGTTCGCCATGGATCGCAGGTCCTTACAACATGCACGCTGCAGCTCTGGTGCCCTGACTGGTCGGGGCAGGGCGCATGAGGTCCGGCGCCCCATGCTGAAGCTCGGGGCGCTAATTCGAATCGGTGTATCTCCCTTCTGCCGCTGGGATTCGCGGGGCGCATTGCTTGCCAGGTCATTCGCTCGGTTCAGGCATTTCGCCTTCGTCAGCCGTACAGGGTTCTCCCTGTCGTGGGCAGCCTTTCGGGGCTGTCTGGCGCCGGTCGCCGGTAGAGGCAATGCGGTCTGTTGGTTGTTGCGCTGGCTGTTAAAGAGCGGCGGCCTGGGAGGGCCTAGCCAGTCCCTGATTGGTGACTGCTTGAGGTGAAATTTAGCCTCAAGCTAAAATGTCGTCAATAGCTCAAAGCTAAATTATTTTCGCCGGGCGACAAAGAGCCGGCTGAACCGTTTTGCCAGCGGCTACGTCTTTACGCTTCGTTTAGCACTGAGCTATGATTCCGATACACCTGTACGGATATACAGTAGCGGAGGTAGGAAATGGCAGCAGTACTCGAAGACACCTCAATGGTCGCGCGCCCCGAACTGACCGGCCTGGAGCGCCTGGGTTTGCGGGTATCGGCGATGATCAACTCGCCGCTGGCGCAGCTGGGGAGGAGGGTGCTGATCCATCGCCTGGACACGGACAGTGATCAGGATTGGGAGGCAATCATGGAGCTGCTGGCCGAGACCGAAGGCTTGGATATGACCTTCTGTGATGACGGATCGGTGATCCTGCAGTGGGAGAGGGCGGAAGCCGACAGTGTGGTCGACCTCGAAGAGAGCGATATCGACGAGGCACCTTTCTGACAGGCAAAGAAAAGCCCGCACTGCTATGCGGGCTAAAGGGAATTCGGATGTGCCTTCACTGTGCAGGGTAGGGCGTGAAAAAAGCGTGAAGGCATGAAAAAGCCCGCCGAGGCGGGCGCGGTCAGATTGAATGTTCTCTGCCTAGGAAGAGGCTCGCTTAAGCTGAAACGAAATCACATTTGAAGATGAATTTTCAGGCGGCATAAAGTACTCTGCTGACTTTCCAGACATCTCTGCAAGACGCGGCACAGGGAGGGGGAGAAGAGATCTTATCTCATCTGGACTGAGGCGCTCATTGCTAACCAAAAAATCAATCATTTCACTGACTAGCTTGCTAGATTCCTTTGGGGTTTCCTTGTCAAGCGGTTCTTGCTTTCGACCGCCAGGAAGCCCTGCAAGCTGTTTGAATACATATACGCTCTGGTTCTCAGATATAAGTCCAAGGTTGCGCGCGCGGACTGTAATGGCCGCTATGGAAATGCCCCAGCGCCTCTTAAGAGCTATTAGTGCATCCAAGGAACAGGATGTAAACTCTTGCAGGAAAGAGTTTTTTGGAAAAATGAAAGCGCTTGCAAAGTAGTTTGCTTGGTCTTCCTTCTGCTGAACCAGTTCATCGTCCTCGTGATCTTCATCAGACACAGAGCTATGCATTACAAGATGCCCAAGTTCGTGGGCAAGATTGAATCTATGCCGTGCATTGCTATTGCCTTTCTCAGTGACGATGTATGCTAGGTCGCCCCGCCAATTAGAAAAAGCCTGAGTGGTTTTATCCATGGTGAGCTGGGCAATAAGTACGCCATTATTTTCTAGCAATCGTGTTACATTGCTTAGTGGACCAGATCCTAGCCCCCAGTGACGACGAGTCTCGAGCGCAATGCTCTCAATGTCCTCGTTACTCAATAAGCTAAAGTCCAGGAAACTAGATTGATAAATATTCGCTCCTGGGTAGTTTATCTTTGACAGGAGATACTGAGAAAATTCGGCAAACCAGGCCTCTTGGATTGTGGCCTTTGTGCGTGATTTTTTGGCGGCAGTCTTGAAGCTTCTAAAGTGAGATGGAGTTGTGATTTCCTTTATGGTCCGGCTGGGAGTATAAAGGAACGCAGTGTCCACCCCTAGTTCGCGAGCAATTTTTTCAAGGTTCTCGTGGGTAGGGCATTTTGCACCCTTCTCAAAGATTGATACCGCTTGCCGGCTGACGCCTATGCGCTCAGAAAGAGACGCCATTGTCATGCCGCTTGCAAGCCTTGCCTCTGTTAGTCGCAGGGGATTAAATTTCTTCATGGCCGCTTTGTTGCTTAATTTCTTCAGAGATTTTATTGAAGAGCGCCCCGATGCTGTCTTCGATCTTTTCTTCTTTGATTTCTTCGATTGTGGGAAGTGGTATCGCTCTGGTGTACAGAGCCACTTTGCAGCTAGGGTCTGGTACTACAAGACTGATGAACTCCAAGGTGGACTTAGAGCCGTGCAGCAACTGACAGCAGAGGGTGGCCGCCTCATGCTCTGAGTGAGCATCTGAAAAAAGGTCATAGTTCGGACTAGATAGCACCCTGTTATACAAAGAGCTCTTGATCATTTTTGACCGGGTGCTTTGCACATGGTGTGCGGTTAAGATCGTACGATCCGCTCGAAGCACAATGTGCCTAGATGACCCGTTGCGGTTGCTCTCTATCCGGGCACTGATACCGGCACCTTGAATTGCGCCAGGAACGGCTGCGAGAAAATGGTCAACGCAGGACCGCTTAATATGCCCCGATGAGGCCATGGGATTTGTTCCAAGGACAGGGTTGGCGCGCATGATCGCTGCAGAAGCCCTGTAGCCAAGGGCGATAGCTTTGGAAATTTCAGCCATCTTGGTGAATGGGAGGTCCGCATCAATGATTTCAGGAATAGTTGGCATGGCGCGTCCGGTTGACGAAGGTCGTGTCAACCATTTTGCCCAAAACTTGTAATTTGTCAACCAAGCAAGAGGGCTTAGGTGATCCCAGCAGTGCTTACGAACCGGCACCCGATTGCTACTATTCCCGAGCTATTCTTCCCGCCTTCACCTCATCCCCATACCCCACCAACCGATCCTCCCCAGCCTGCATCACCTGGCAGATCCTGATCACTGCCTGGGCGTCGGCTTCATTCCCGGCCTCGCTCAGGCGAACTGCAATCCGCATCAGTTCGACAGCTGACCACTTCAGGTCGCTGGCCAGGCCTTGAAGGTCGCGGCGGAGTTCTTGGTTGGGCTTTGTCAGAGACATGGCTACACCAGGTGCGCGTTCCAGACCAGCAGCACGCGGGCCTGGATGTAGGTTTCTTCCCGCCGAATCATCCGATCCTTGTGCTTGCTGTTGTCCGAGATCATCTCAAAGTGATCCTCGTCGGCGATCTGCAGCCGCTTGATGTAGATGTGGTCGCCCCAGGAGAACAGGTAGATCCCGTCGCCGACAAACTCGCGGATACTGACATCGACGATCAGTGGGTCCCGGTGCTTGATCGTGGGTTCCATCGACTGGCCCCAGCCGGTGACCAGCTTTAGGTGGAAGTGCTCGGTGAACTCCACGCCGAGCTCGCGCAGGTGCCGCGGGCTGACGCGCACGTCCTGGAGCATTTCCGGGTAGTCCTGCACCGCCTGGCCGCCGCCCATTGCCGCGCGGATGTCGTAGTGCGCGATCCAGACCTCATCACCCACTAGGCCAGGGCGGGAGAAGTCGGCGGTGATCACGTTTGTGGCCGCTGGCTCCTCGGCTGCCGCCAGCAAGCGCTGCCTTGTCTCCTCCGGAATCCCCTTGCCGCTCTTCGCCAGCATCTGCTTGACCAGGTCGGATGCCGATTTTCCGCCGGCATCTAAGCCCGGCGCTGCCGCGCGCGGCTCTTCATCCGAAGGGATCGAGTCGAACCATCCGCGGGGCAGGCCTTCGATGCCCTCGATCCGCCGGGCCACATCGTCGCCCAGGTTCTTCGCGGTCTTGTCTGAAAGGATCTGGCTCAGGTGCGCAGGCGCCATCCCCCAGCGCTCAGCGCAGGAGCCTTTTCTCTGGCCGCCAATCAGCTTGACCAGGTTGTGCTTGCGAATCTCGTAGATATCCATGACGCGAAGAATGCCAGTGTTTAGCTGACTGCTAAATGTGCGCAAAGCTAAATTACCCTTGCTCTGAGATTAGCCATGAGCTAAATTTCGTTCTATGTGTAAGGAGAACCCTCATGAATGATCACCTCCGTGATTGGTTGGGCAGGGCCACGAATGAACGCCGGCAGCAGGTCGCAGCCGACGCGAAGACCACTGTTGGCCACCTCTGGCAGCTCGCAGGTGGTCACCGGAAGGCCTCTACCGAACTCGCCGAACGACTGCAGGACGCCTCGGACGGCGAGATCACCATCGCCGGCCTGCGCCCGGACCTCATCCCATTCGCCCGAAAAGCGCTGAAAGGCGCCGCGTAACCACCTTCAACAGCAAGGAGCAATCCCCGCATGTATGCCAACCCCAAGCACCTGCATGACCGCGAGATCAAGGTCCGGGTCGATGAGGACACCTTAAACCTGATCCAGGCGCTGGCGACTTTTCACCGCACGCAGCGCGCTGTGCTGTGCCGTGAGCTGCTGGAGGCGCAGCTGGCTGCCCTGTCTTCGGAGACTACCGCTGAACAAGAAGTGGCCTGAAGGCCCGGAGGAGGGCCCATGCCTACTGAACAGGTCGGCCTGGACCAGGGATTGATGGAGCAGCTCGAGCGAGAGGCGGAACGACGGGGTATGACCCCTGGTGCGCTGGCGGCCGAGCTGATCCGTCGAGAACTGGCCATCCGAACAAAACCCCGAAATCCACGGGGTTCAGTGACGCCGTTCCATCGACGGCCCTGACCAGGGCCTGATAAGCCCGAATTGCGGGCACAAAAAAGCCGGGATTGCGGCCCGGCTTCTTCAACTGCATATGACTGGAGTCGATTATGCACACCCACCAACACGATGTACAGGCCCTGCCCAGGCCCGCGCCACAAAATGCTGGCGGTGATTTCGTGGCGCGCACGATGTCTTCGAGAGAGCTTGCGAGTCTGACCGGCAAGAGGCACGACAACGTTAGGCGCGACATCCTCGCGATGCTCAGTGACCTTGGGGCTGATGTCCTCAAATTTGAGGACATTTACCTGGATGGTCGCAATCGCCGGCAAACTCAGTACCTCCTAGATCGCGAGCATACCGACTGTTTGCTCGCAGGTTACAGCGCACCGCTGCGCATGAAGGTGATCCGCCGCTGGCGCGAACCGGAAGAGCGTGATGTGTCTAGGGCTGCTGCGGGAGCTACCGGCACAAAAGTCATCGGCGAGATCGCCATCATGGAGTGCTTCACTCGGCTTCTGAAGCCATCCCCATCCAGCCAGTTGGCGATGCTTACCAAGATCGCCGAGAACAACGGGCTCGACCCGCAGTTTCTGCCGAGCTACGCCATCGACTCACCACCGGATGCCACAGGTGGAAGCTCAATGCCAACCATGGCTGTGACAGCTCTGCTCAAGCGCCACGGAGTGAACACGTCGGCCCCCGCCTTCAACCGTGCCCTGGCCGGGCTTGGCTTCCTCCAGGCTAGAACTCGGCAGAACAGCAAGCGCGAACCTGCGTGCTTCTGGTCTGTGACTGATAAGGGCCTGAGCTACGGCAAGAACATCACCAGCCCTCAGTGCCCGCGAGAAACGCAGCCGCACTGGTACATCGATCGTTTCGAAGAGCTCGTCGACCTGGTCGGCGTGGGAGCCAAGTAATGGCCGGAGACTGGATCAAAATGCGCGTAGATCTTCAGACGCATCCGAAAGTTTTCCGCATGGTGTCCGCATTGCGTGCGGACAGGTTGCGGGTTATCGGCGGACTGCATGTCGCCTGGAGCATCTTTGACACCCATTCTGCTGACGGTGTGCTTCACGGCTACACCACTGAGGCTATGGATGCGGTGATCGGCTGGCCTGGTTTCACCCAGGCCATGGTTGATGTCGAATGGGCAGACATCGATGAGGAGGGAAGCCTTGTCATGCCTCGCTTTGACGAGCACAACGGGGCCAGCGCGAAGCGTCGAGCAAACGATAGCGAGCGCAAGCGGGTTTCTCGAAAGGCTGATTCTGTCCGCAATTTGTCCGCAGACGATGCGGACAGAACGCGGACCAGAGAAGAGAAGAGAAGAGAAGATAATGAACAAGATCAAAAGACTTCGTCATCGAGCGATGACGGCGACCTGTTCGTTCGGTTCTGGAGGCTTTACCCGCGGAAGGTGGGCAAGGCCAATGCCGAAAAGGCTTGGTCGAAGCTGAAAGTCGACGCCGACCTGTTCGAGCGTATGGCTAGCGCGCTGGCTGCCTGGGCGGCTTCGCCGGACTGGACCAAGGACGGCGGCCAATTCATCCCGCACCCGGCCACTTGGCTGAACGGCAAGCGCTGGGATGACGAGCTGCCGGCGCCAGGCAATGTCCATCCGTTCCCACCCCGGCGACAGGCCAATGGTCCCGACTTCAACGACACGACATGGGCCGATGACTTGGGGGCGCTATGAGCACGCCGAGCGCTCCTAACAGCGTCACGCAGATCATGGCTACGGCCCGCAATCTGCCCGCCGAGTTGCAGGCCCCGGCCAAGCAACTCGACCCGGGCACCACCGAAGTGGTCAACGCCCTGTTCAAGGAGCTGCAGGCCATCTTCCCAGCGTGGAAGCAGGCCTGGCCCGACGATGACGCGCTGAAGGCTGCCAAGCGCAGCTGGATCAAGTCCTTCGTCGCCGCGGGCATCAACACGCTCGAGCAGATCCGCTTCGGCATCCAGAAGTGCCGGGTGCTGGGTACCGACTTCGCCCCGAGCAGCGGCAAGTTCATCAAGCTGTGCCAGCCGACCCCGGAAGAGATGGGCATTCCGCCGCTTGCGAGGGCCCTGGCAGAGGCGCTGGAGAATTTCCACCCTAGCAGGGCAGGTTCCCGCACCTGGTCGCACGCAGCGGTGCGCCACGCGGCCCTGCAGTGCGAGGCGCAGAACCTGGGGTCGATGGAGGTGGAGCGGGCCGAGAAGGTGTTCGCTCGGGCCTACGACATCACCATTCGCATGTTGGTGGCCGGCGAGCCGTTGGGTGATATCGCCACCGGCATCGGCCACGACAGCCAGAAGAGCCTGGTTGAGCTGGCTGACGAGTACGCCAGCCAGAAGCAGGTCCGCCTGCTGGAGATCCAGCAGATCCCATCCAGCGCCGCCGCATGCCGTGCGCACTTGCTGACCAAGTTGAACATCAAGCGCGCCGGGCAGCCGGCCGGGGAGGGGGTGTGAAGAGTGAAATCTTGAGCGGGAAAACTGATCGGCCTCTCACCCGCGATGACACTTTTCCGCAAGGTTTCCGCGGGCTTGAGGCCGTTGCGCGAGATTTTATAAATCCGAAAAGTGTTGATCAAGGGGTCTGCATGGCTGTGTTACCCGTTCGCATGGATGGAGGCCATCCATGACCATCGACAAGCAAAAGCTCCAGCCCCTGCTGTGGTCGGTAGTGGCCTGCTGGCGCGCTGGCAGTGATGCACTCGAACGCCACACGGACGCCTTGGACGAGTTCCTCGGCGAGACGACGGTGGAGGAGGTCGCGCTTGGCCTGCTGGACGAGATCGCCCAGCTCACCGCTCGGGTGCGTGCCGCGGAGAAGGAGCTGCAGGAGGTGGCCAGTGCCTGAGTTCGCTATTCGCAGCAGCCAGGACCTCAACCGGCTGTACGGCGCTCTGCACGCCATCGACCTGACCAAGCCCAAGGTCGTGGTTATCAAGGACGAGAAGCGCCCCGACGTCTGCAACCGGAAGATGTGGGCCATGCTCCGTGACGTCTCCCAGCAGGTGGAGTGGTACGGCCGCAAGCTGACCGACGAGGACTGGAAGCACATTTTCAGCGCGGCGGTACAGAAGCAGGACGCGGTACCGGGCATCGACGGCGGTTTCGTCGTTCTGGGCGTCTCGACCCGCAAGCAGTCGCAGAAGTGGTTCAGCGACCTGTTCGAAGTGATGCACGCCTTTGGCGCCGAGCATGGCGTGCGCTGGACTGAGCCGGATCGCTGGGGAGGGCAGTACTGATGCTTGCCAAGGAGATCAAACCGAAGAAGTGCAAAGCACCAGGTTGCGGCAAGCCCTTCAAGCCGACTATGACCACGCAGAAGGTGTGCAGCATCGCCTGTGCCAAGGCCATGGCCAAGGACCCGAAGCTTCAGAAGATCGCGGCCAAGGCTATCACCAAGCAAGCCCGCGAGGACCTGCAGGAGCGCCGGGAGAAGCTGAAGACCCGCCGCGAGCACATGGCCGAGGCCCAGACCGCGTTCAACGCCTACATCCGCGAGCGCGACGCCGGCCTGCCGTGCATCAGCTGCGACTCGCTGCCGAGCGACCATGACCTGATCACCGGCAGCCGCTGGGACGCCGGGCATTACCGGTCGGTGGGCGCCTGCCCTGAGTTGCGGTTTGAACCGCTCAACGTCCACCGACAGTGCGTGAAGTGCAACCGGAACCTGTCGGGCAACGCGGTCGAGTACCGCATCCGGTTGGTGAAACGCATCGGCGCCGACCAGATGCAATGGCTCGAAGGGCCTCATAAGCCCCAGCGCCTGACCATTGAAGACCTGCAGGCCATCAAGGCCCTGTACCGCCAGAAGCTCCGTGACCTCAAGAGGGCAGCAGCATGACCTGGACAATTCTGGATACCGCCAGCGCCATCCTGCTGGTCATGGCCTTCACCTCAACTTGGTGCGTAGTCCGCGGCCAGTTGATTGCGAACCGCCGGAAGAAGGAGAGCGACCGATGCAACTGAACAGCGCGCGTCAGGCCTGGCACGACTGCCTGCACACTCCGTGGGACAGCCAAGGCGTATTCATCGAGCAGCTCGGGCTGCTGGGCACTATGGTCCAGACCACGGAGAAGCAGCGCAAGGCGAGCCATGCGGTGCACCAGGCCCTGGCCGGCGGAGTGCAGGCGGCAATCGTCCGGCTCACCGGCTACGTCCAGGCATTCGGGCACTTCATGTACTCACCACGGGTGACTGCCGACATGCAGGAAACTGCCGAAGAGTCGATTTTCAGCATGGTCATGCAGCGGTCGCCCCGCATGACGGCCGCCAAGCGGGAAAAGCTGGAGTATGTGGTGAAGGGGGTTATGGCCAGGTACCGGTACATGCACCAGGGCGGACAATCGGCCAACCAAGATCCGCTGGCATCACCGGAAGGGTTCAGGGCTTGGCTGGATGCTCACTACGGGGTGCGTCTCGAATCGTCGAACTGGGAGCGCGACTGGGGCGGTTTCGTGAGCCTGGCATTCGAATGCTGCGAGGATCTGGACAAGCAGGCACTGAGCCCGGTTGCAGCCGCGATTTACGAAATGCGCAGGGCCGCTTGAGGCCCTATTGCGTTCCCGTGCGGCTGGTGGCATGATTTCGCCATCCTGATAATTTTGCCTTCGGCAAATACCCAAATTAACCCGGCCATCGCGCCGGGTTTTTTCGTTCATGCACAGCGAGAGGTCGAGCATGGAGTTCTTCCACCGACTGCTCGAGAAGTTCGACTGGATGATTGCGGGCCTATTGGGGGCCTTGGTCGCGACCCGTTGGCACAAGGACGACCTGACCGACCGCAAGGCCTGGCTGCTCTTCCTGTTCACCGGTATGGCCTGCGCCCACTACCTCACAGGGATGGTCAGCAATTACTTCGGTATCACCGAGCCCCGCAGCGTTGCGGGCGTGGGTTTTCTTCTCGGCACCTTCGGCGGTTCTCTCATTGCCGCCATCAACCGAGCGATCAAAGCCGCCGATCTATGGTCTGTCATCAGGTCCAAGTTCGGAGGGCCTAGCTCATGACATACGAATACATCAACGCCATCGCGGCCGGTGCCATCGCCATCTGGGCGACCTGGTGCGTACTGAGCGGCAAGGTGCGCGACGGGGTGATCGGCAAGGTGCTGTACGCGATCATAGCAATCAGCGGCTACGCCATCCTGGCCCGGTCCGAGCGCATGTTCTTCACCGCCAACACGGCCTGGGCCACGCTCATGGTCTCCCTGGCCCTGGCTGGGATGCGGCACATGTTCATGCTCACCTACTGGCCGCGGGTCAAGCGCTGGATCTGCCGGCACTTGGACTGCGAGCGCTGCAAGCCGGTTGAGTGATCGGCGCCACAAAATCAAGGTGCGCCGTTTCGTGGCGCGGGAGTATCCATGAGCAACGTCACCCGTATACGCCACGAGCTGCCGGTGAGCATGGATATCGTCCATGCGGTGGCCGAGTTCGATTCCGCCCTGGTGAAAGCGATTGATGCTGCTAAGGAAGCGGGGTTGCCGCAGGGGTTGCTGGTCGGCCTGTTGCATGGTCACGCTCACGCCGAGACCCACAAGATGGTGATCCGGTGAAGGTGTTTTAAGGGAGGAAAGGTGTGCCGCAGCAAGTACGGCACGTCGAGTTTAGCTCTCAGTACGGCTCATCTTTCACGCCAGTGCGAGCTTCTCGGTGTTTGCGGTCCAGGGCAATGAATTCATCGGATACATCTAGCTTCATCAGTTCGACGTACCGTTTAGACTCCTCTCGAGTAAGGCCTTTCAGCACTTCTCTCCCATCCATATCCACCGTTAGCGATCCTCTCAGCTCCTCAAGAGATCGGTTCCAGGATTTGAGCACTAGGCGACCAGGGCCGGTGTTCAGCAGGTGGCATTCTTTCTCTGCCTCGGCTTGTCCGCGGAACACTTTTGGCATGCTGATATCTTCAAATCGGTCATGAACTTGCCATCCGCCAGCAAGCGAGGAAGAGGTTTTCATGCCATTGCCGAAGCCGCCACTCTCGGTGGGAATGAGCCGCTTTGTTACGTATCTGGGTTCCATTGGACGTCCTTGTGGATGATTGATCATCCTCCATAGCCGTTCTTCTAGGTAAATACAAGCTTGGGGTCGATGATGAGCAGACCAATACCTCCAGCCGACCTGCTCGATTCTTTGTGGCTTACGCTGATTCCAGCGCCAGATGTATGGAATTGGATACAGCACGAGATCCTTGCCGAGACCGGCAGCATCCACAACCCAGAGCATGGCCATCTCATTGACGCGAGTGTCGGCGTGCTGTGGGCGTCCTCTTCGTTCAACAAGAAGGGTCGCAGCGTGCTTGGCCAGGCCGAGCAGTTGATGATCCGCGCGGGTGGTTGGCAGAAGGCTCGCCAAGAGCAGCAGATGCGCGAGTGGTTCGGCGAGGAGCCGGACTACCTCATCACCCTGGCTGCCGACTACTGCGCCCAGTGCACTGACGCCGAGTTCTGCGCCTTGGTCGAGCACGAGCTCTACCACATCGCCCAGGCGACCGATGAGTACGGCGCGCCCAAGTTCACCCAGGACGGGCTGCCGAAGCTCTATCTACGGTCACATGACGTCGAAGAGTTCGTCGGCGTGGTGAGGCGCTACGGTGCCAGCGACGACGTACAGCAGCTGATCGACGCTGCAAGCCGGCCGCCTGAGGTGGCCAAGATCAACATTTCGAGGGCCTGCGGAACCTGTCTACTGAAGTCGGCCTGATTTTTGGACAGGTTTGGACGGATGATCGCCTATGGCAGCCCTATCAAGTGAGGTGAAGGTCTTCGTAATTCAGGCCTTGGC